GCTCGGTCTTCTGCCTGCTCACAATCGGAGAAAGTCCATGGGAACTCGATAAACGCCACACGGCTGGAAGCTGTCAATGTAAGACCTGTACCTCCTGATTTGTAGTTAAGGATGATCAGCTTGCAAGAAGGGTCGTTTTGGAAGCGGTCTACCGCTGTCTGTTTTTGAGTAGCATTGTCTTCGCCTGTAACGGTGACAGCTTCAGGGAATATCTTCTTTAATTCCTGTACTACTTCTTTCAGGTAAGCAAAGACTATCAGTTTCTCACCTCCGTCAATCACGTCATGGATGAATTCGGAAAAGACTTTGATTTTTCCCCTGGCTGATATGGCTTTCAATATTCCCATTTTCACCATTACTTCGCCTCTTAATGCCTTGGCCACCTTTTCATCGTCCGCATTCTTGTAAGTTCGGAGATACTGTATCAGGTCGGCTTCCGCTTTGTCGTATTCTTTGCGATTGGATATGTCCACCTCTATATATTGGCGTGACTTGTCCGGCAACTGAGTGAGTACCTTGGCCTTTTCGCGCCGGAAGAAGCAGGTCGATGATAACCTCCAGTTCAGTTCTTTCACATTGCTTGACTGTTTAGGTCCATCGCAGAACCTCTCTACGAAATACTTGTATCCTCCGAAATCCTCTAATCGTCCCATTATCTTGAGTTGTTGTATAAGGTCTGTATTGTTGTTCACTACTGGGGTTCCCGTCAGTTCCAAGATATATTCTTTGCCTTTACATATTCCTTCTACGAACTTGGATTGCTGGGTCTTGGTGGATTTGCACTTGTGTGATTCGTCAATGACTACGGATTTGAATAACGATATTCGCGGGTCAAACTCAATGGATTTCATGGTAAACCGTGCATCCTCCTTTACTTTAAGTACAAAAAACTTTTTCAGTGATTCATAATTTGTTATGAATATGTTGCAGCATTTAGTCTCAAAGAAACGGTGCCAACTGGCTTTATTGCGATCATCCAGAATCATGGCATTTTTTCCGGCAAATTTCTTAAATTCACGTTGCCAGTTTATTTTCAATGCGGCCGGACAAATGACAAGGCACGGATACGCTTTTGCTATCGTAACCGTGCCTATTGCCTGTAATGTCTTTCCCAGTCCCGGTTGGTCCCCGAATATGCACCGCTTGTGCTGTAGCGCATAAGCGATGCCTTCTTTCTGATATTCGTACGGTTCTAACAGCAATCCGTGTGGAACCGTAAGTTTTGGAAGGTCGGGAATAGTATAGTCATTATACTCTCTTGTTGTCACTTTGTGCTGTACCCGGCTGCATATCCTTGTCTGTACCGCCCAATCTGCCATCATCCTCACGTATTCCTTATCTTGTAGAGAAACCTTCCAAGCTTTTTCGTCAGCGATATAGGCTGCCCGGATATTCTGTTTTACACTTGGAATCCGTTTGACCAGCTCCACTAATCTTGGATGATATGGGAAGGCTAGTTTGAAGCAGTTGGGGGTAGTAGTTACGCAAAATGGGGACGGCGGTATCATGATGCAAGTTGTTTGACTTTACGTGGTTTACGTGATTTAATTTTCTTTCCGTTCATTATTATGTCAACCCCTGCATCATTCATAGCCTGCTGGAATTCCGCAACCTCTTGATTGAAGTCTGTACCGGCTTCTGGAATGGCGTCCGGTTGTACGTCTGCGTTCGCCGTGTCTTCCTCAAACGGAAGTTCCTGTTGTACAATTCGCCATTTTTTGTTGAACAGATACTCTTTGACTTCGAACTCACAGGATTGGATTTCCTGCTCCAACTCGAAGGCATTGATATACGATTCATTCTCATTATTGAACATGGTGAACGGAGCGCATAGGTTCAGAACTTTTCCTGTTTTGAGAAAACGTTTGGCTACCAGAGTAACCCCTTCATTATCTCCATCTCCGCCAATGGAATATCCTGTAACGTCAAGCACCTGTCCTATGATATCAGGCACTTCATCTACTGATTCTATACCGTCCACTTCTTTCTGTTCTGTAAGCAAAGCGGCGTGGGGATTCAGCTTGCTGAACGCATTGATAAGGTCTGATGTTACCAGGTTCTTGCCTTCTACGGTGGTTGTACCATTCTCATCCTTGTAGGTGGCCACCAAGGTACTGTCCTTGGTGATTTTAGCTTTTATGATCTTCATTATCTTCTATATTTATATTCGTTGACAAATTCGTTATAATAACGGTCTTCCGGAAGGGGAAGTGTTATTCCCAGTTCCGTGGCTGCATCTGCTTTGACCTTATTTAAAAAGTCCGTCATTTGCAGTGTGTTCAGTTTCGATGTGCTTCCGGCTATGACTGTTTCTTTTCCTTTGATAATGGTTGTCCTTCGTAGATATAGGTTGCAGTAATAATCGTGTACGTCCTGTTTGTCCGTTCCTGTTTCCTGTTCGATACAGGTAAACCAAAGCCACATCAGGGCGTTTTGACTTAATGTGCGCGGCTCTGTGTAACGTTCGATAATTAACCTGTAACGACCGTTACGGAGCTGCGAGCACATGAAATCAAAGGACTTGTTCAGTGTTACCACACCTTTTTCTTTTATAAGGATAGCTTCTTGTGCCATTATTCCAGTCCGAAAATCTTCTTGTCCGTGATAGATTCTCTATTAGCTTCCAAAAACTCTATGAAATGTTCTACGTGTGCCGTGAGCAGTTTCACTGTCTGTTCGTGATTGTAAGTATAATATTCCGGATATTGCGTACCACTGATAAGCGGTGTGCGGCTGGTACCGCCTTTCAGCGCATAAGCCGTAAACTCAAATGCCTTTATGTTTTCCATCTGACCGGAAGCAATTAGGCAATAAGGGTAGACATGGCGCTGCCACCCGTGGGCGTATTTGCCGAACTCGTATTTAGATGTGGATTTTATGTCATAAACAACATCCTTTCGGAGTTCGTCGATAAATCCGTATAACTCCACATTTCCGTACTGGGTAGGAAGAATGGCGGATACATAGACCTGACTTAATGAGCCTTTGAAATACTCTGCCTGTTCTATACACCATTGTCTGTCGAAAAGGAAATGCCGTGCAGGTGCGATATCCGTTGCGGGGAAAGCTACTTGTATAGTATTGGTTTCCTTATCGCCAATGATGGAGTAGGGGGAACGCTCTGTCGGCACGTGATTTTCGCAATGGACATAGCAGTCAATGATAGCATTGAAGGCTGTTCCCTTGTCGGCTGCTTCACTCTCAAACGGTACACGGTTGATAGCATCCAGAAGGTCTTGTTTCAGGCTCTCTTCGATTTCTTCCGGAGAGCGTTTATACTCTCCGGTTTCATTATCAATGTTCCAGAAGTTTTCCACTTCTTCATCAGCTCTCAGATACTTGTCGAATTTGTCAAGTAATGAGGGATAGATTCTATAACTAGGCTGCTTCATATATTTTTTTTACTTTGTCGAATTTCAACCCTAATTCCTTGCATCTTTTATTCAGTAGCATACCTGCTTGTAATTTGCTGTCGAAGATATGCTGCAGGCTCTCCAGTGATTGTTTCACTTCGTTGGCCGTGTCCGCATCCGCTACCATGGCTATCTGTTCCTTGATAACTTCCATAAGACCTTCATATTCGGAGGACAGTTCTGCCTGTTTTTCCTGATAGGTCTGATAAGTGTTTACAATCTTTGTCATAAAGTCGTTCGGTCCGGTGATTGTACCTTCTGCATTAATGATAACTGGTATCTTTATGCGTGCCGGAAGATTGCAGGTATTCTTACCGTAGAATTTCTCGCACGGATCAAAAGAGATGGTTCTGTCCTTACCTATGGCTTCCATATAGCCTACAAGATCAAGCTCTTTAATCAGGTCACCAGCAGAAGAACCTCCGATTTCAGGGCGTATCTGTTTGTCCTCTCCGTTCTTTTCCTCGCGTTCATGGGCTACGAATATTACTGATTTACCCATTAGTGTGACTTGATTTACGAAGTTGATGAACATGTTCTTTCGTACTCCGTATCCTTGCAGGGACAGTGTGCCGTCCGCTTTCTTCATTTTGGGATTGTTCNCTGATTTACCCATTAGTGTGACTTGGTTTACGAAGTTGATGAACATATTCTTTCGTACTCCATATCCTTGCAGGGACAGTGTGCCATCCGCTTTCTTCATTTTGGGATTGTTTTTCATTATATATTTATCCATGAAGGATAACATTTTTCCTGCCGTATCAATAACGATGGTCTTGTATTCGGCAATTTCTCCGCTCGTAAGAACTTCATCCACCTCTTCCCATTTGGAAATTTGTACGGTGTCTACACGGTGGGCTGCATTCACACGGTGAACGCCACCGTCAAAGTCCAGGAGTAGTGGCTGGGGAGAGCTTAACGCCAGTGTGGTCTTTCCCATACCANCCACCTCTTCCCATTTGGAAATTTGCACGGTGTCTACACGGTGGGCTGCATTCACACGGTGAACGCCACCGTCAAAATCAAGCAATAACGGTTTGGGTGAACTTAAAGCAAGTGTAGTGTTGTGAGTTACTATATAATCGTCAGTGACATACAATTCATCCTCATTAGATACCTTAATGCAGACACATTCACAATCTTCTACACGGGTCACATCTACTATATATCTAGATATAGTAGTTTTACTCCATTCAGAAGCTTTTCTTTCAAGACTGAAAGGGCATTCTTTGATTTTCACGCTAACACGGTATTCGTCCCCCTTATCTTCTCTTTCGTATACATGTACATTAGCTATACCACCTAAAGAGTTAACAAGCTCCACCACATCATAAGCAAGATTCTTACTTGCAGTAGAAAAACAAACTCTATTTTTTATTGCACATCCATCTGTGTCCATAAGGCCGCGAAGCAAAGATATACGTTGTTGATGGCTTCCTAATTTGTAACAATCAGGGATAAATTTCTCTGTAGAATGGACGTTCAATCCTAACCGCTTTATTCTCTGAATATATCCTTCCCCATTGCCTGAAAGAATTATGCCGTATTGAGGGCATTGCGGTGCATCATTCTTACTCAAGGAATAGCCGTTCGGAAGCAGTCGTTCTACGTTGCTGGCTATTTGTGAATCTACATCAGGATTTGAGAATATTGCTACATTCCCCGTCAGAGAACCATCGCCGATTAAAACCCCAAGAATATACGGGTCAACATCATAACTCTTTTCAGTATATTCCATAGCATCTACTACCGGAATCTCAAAGCGTGGGATAGGTTTTCTTGTAGAAAGCTGTCTTGATGGAGACAAGGAGCAAGAGATACCCTTCGACATCATCTCTTTAAGGGTCATGTTTCTAAATCCTGCTTTACGGCTATTGCCAGTACTTGAACGAACATTCCATATATGTTCTTCATCGCAATAAGTTATGGCTCCGTCATTTGTCATGACTCTGTACACAGGTCTTACTCCTTGAGGATAAACACCCAATACTTTCTGTTCTTTACCGTCACATCCCATCAGGGTGTCTCCTACAGATATATCGGATAACTTCTTATATCCTTCCGGTGTCAGAACGCTGCAATACAAAGGTTGAGCCTTTCCCATACCTGGTTGTCCGTAGATTAATGCCGACA